GTTCGAATCTCTTCTGTATACCCTGGACAATTTGCTTTAAAGATCTCGTCATACACGATCCATAGCCTCTGCATCATTTCAATGGGTACACAAAAATCCCACCCCTGAAAGTCAAAATCAAAACCTTGGTCGGACACAGACAAAAGGTCTAAAAACATTGTGTGCCAATCCAAGGAAGAAGCATTTATGCCAATTTTAGTGGGCAAATCACCCCAACATTCCGCAATTGCAGCATGAACCGAGTGGTAATACATCCTACATGCAATGGTCAAATGTAGAGGCGCGGCTGCAATCGTTCGCGTCTTGGGAACCTCATATATTTTCTTGAGCTTAACCATTTCATCTTTCAAACAAACTTTGAAAGCAGTCACCGGCTTTTCATCTTTTCGAGCGGACTCAATTAATTCATCAACTGAGTTCTTGAGTCTCTCAGCTTCATAAGTTTTAGAAAACCTTCTTGAGCCATTTTCTAACACGTCGATGAATTGTTTCTTTCCATTTCCACTCCCCATTGCATTCCAAGGATAGCCTGACGAAGAGGCAAGTTGTATTGGCTGTGAACATGGTGCTCCTCTCATCTTATTTAATGACTCAGTTTTCGACAAAACCCGAATTGGGCACCCCTTCTTCTTAATAGTCTCTGCAAAAAACTTTCCTATTTCCCTAAATACTATATCTAGTTCGAGACAATCCTCCGCTGATATTTCGGGACCCGGAATCATCCACTTAAAAGTCTCAGCATCCATCAAATCAATTGTCTTCTTTGGATTTCGAGTATCGCTATATGATAACAATGATGGTTCAAAAAGCCGAGGGCCAAAAGGAAAGGGGGTTAGCCACAATTTTGTAGTAGAAGGGATAAATTGTTTGGCAGATGTAATTGCCACCAATGCTCTCCCGTCACGGTCTACTGAACTATGAGGTAGGATGAATTCACCAAAAGATCCAAATGTGTTGTACTTACTAACTTTCACATAACTAGGGAGCGATTGTTTCAAAGCTGGGGCCACCCCGTTGTACTGATCCCGAAAAAGTATTCGAGCATATGCTTCATGTTTAGAAGCTGCTGTATGCATTCCAATTATCTTTGCTGGTTCAGACGGG